TCTGCAACTATATCCACCGTACTAAGGAAAAAATCCTCCTGAACCTCTTTAACACCATTATTCAATTGTTTAAGTGACCCCAGACCACGAGATGAAACACCAAGCTTGATACCCTCGTCGATTAGATTCTGAGCAATCTTACCCATCGGGGTATCTAAAATCTTAGCTCTACCAACTACATCAGTGTTACTCTTAAATGAGAGATTTTCAATAACGTGTGACACACGATCTAGATTGATCTGTGGCCCTTGTGGGTGACCCAGTTCACCCATAGATCTCTTATTTGAAATATAATCCGATTGATACTTTCCTAGAGCATTTTCCATGATACCCCTAGGATAGATACGTCCATTTCTATTCGGTGTATCTGCCTGCATGAAAACACCTTCTATATAGTAAGATTTCTTACCATTAGATGACTCGACTAGGTACTCAACTGACTCTGTTAATTCTGATATTAGTTTCATCTTAACATCCTGCCCTATATGCTTTAATTGTGTTTGCTCCACCACCTGCAGAACCTACAGCAACAGTAAAGTTCAGTCTCATGTATGGATATGGTTTAGTAACTGGGATCTCTAACTGAGAACCTGCTGTCACCGCAGTTGCTGTACCATGATCTACCCAATGTGTCTGATCCAACGATCCCTGTGCTTTTGCTGTCACTGTTGCAGTTCCATTAGATACTACATGGACCAATCCACTTACAGTATCATTGAATGATAGTGTGAATGTATCCTGCGCACCTGTAGCACCTGTTCCATAATTTTCTAAGAACACAAATGATGGAAACTTCAATAGTGAGTTTGTACTTGAAACTGTCACAGTATCAGCGTCTGTAACTCCAGCAACAGTTAATGTCACTTCTTGTGTGGTAACAGGATCAACAAATTTAAAGGTGTCTGCAGCAAGAAGATAATGTGCTGCACCAAAATTTATTGTCCAAGTATCTGTAGCCCAACTTGTTGAACTGATAGCAACTTTTCTTTTTATTTGTGTTAGTTTCATCTTTATTCCTTAGTCAACTTTTTCACTGCTGTAGCAATACCATTTGATCGTTTCCCGTACTTGAACATAGCATCACTATCCATCTTATTTGTGTGGTTTAAAGCTGCATCTCTGTATTTGTTCCTACTAACTGAGAGGCAACTGAAACTCGCATGTTTTCCAATGCCGAAGCAATCTTATCTGAAATAGCAGCGTTAAAACTCTGTTCAGCAGAGTCTAAATTGCCATCAGCAATATTGTTTAGCATGTCTTCAATATCTCTACTCATTTTTGTACTCCTTGTTGTTCTTGATCTTGCTGTTCTTCTTCATCCTGTGGCGGCGCATTTGGATCCTGGAACGGATATCCGCCACCTTCCATACCATCACCACCCGGTGGCATCATACCATCCATTGGCATTCCTTGCATTGTTGGTTGAGCAGTAGGATCATCCTTCTCTTCCTCAATCTCCTCATCCATCTTATCAATATCTTCGTCTGTTAATCTTAACAGAGTCTTTTGAACCCACTTCTTACTGAAAAACTTACCTAGATAAGGATCAACCTGCGGTAGAAGTGCCATTCTAGAAGTAAACATCTCTTGTTCTTTTAGTTCATCAAAGAAATTATCTCTTTGGAACCTAAACTTTATCTTATTAGATAATATTTCATCCCATTCTAAATTGTTGCATACACCTGTTAATATCAGTTGTGTCTTCAAAACATCCATTAACAATACAGAAAATCTTCGGCGCAGTTTGTCAATAAACTTCTGAAACTTAACTTCATCTCTTGAAACTTCGGTACTACGTCCTAAACTGAATCCAGTATCTGGTTGAAGTCTAGAAACAGGAATGTTCAATGATTGATATAACTTCTTCTGAAAGTATTCAACCGCCTCCAATTGGCCAGATATGTTTGTTGCACCTGGTAGAGTAGTAATTTCTGTTCCCTTACTATTGTCTCTACGAGGCATCCAAAAATCCTCAAGCATCGACATATACTTCTTATCATCACGAATCTCACCAGTACGAGCATCATAGACCATCTTATTACGATACCTGTTCATGAGCTCTTTCATGTACTGCTCTGCCTTCATCTTTGGAAGGTTACCCACATCCACATAAAATATTCTTCGTTCAGGTGCTCTAGCGATGAAATATACTACTGTAGCATCCTCAAGCATTCTTAATTGACTTGCAGGTCTTAAGGCCTTTTGCACGTAACTAAGAACTGTGTTTGTGTTCCCATCTAAGTACCCAGACGGGCAATAAATTACTGAATCTGGACTCAACTTAACACCTTGTACCGATGCTGTACCAGGATTTCCCTGCTGATTCTGAGCATTAGTACCAAATCCAGCATCACTATAAATGAAATACTCATTGATACTTTCAATTACTTCAACACCAGAAGGAGATTTTGTCTTTTTAATCTCCTTAACCTTTCGCATCTTGGTTGCATCAATAAGACGCAACTCAGAGATACCACGCTTAGTGTTATTCTTATCTACTACTACGTGATAGTACAGTCTACCATCAACATACCAGCGACGGAATATATCTGATGCTAACCTCTCAAATTTTAAAAGAGCTTGGCACTTCTGAAATTCATCTTGAATCTGTTCCTTCAACGAATCAGAGAACTCCAGTTCATCTAATATAATTTCTGCAATAGGACTGTCATCTTCGTGAGGTATTGCCTCATTAACAATATCCTGTATAGCAATATCAACCTCTGGATATAGTGAAATCTCACGACACTTTTGTATTGCCTGTGTTTCGTCTTTTACCAGTGCATTGGTATCAAAATAGACACCGTAATATGCTGCATTGGTAGCAGATGCAACAATTGATGCACCTTCATCATCTACAGGTAAAGCAAAAGAAGCAGAATTATCTTCGCCTGGTTTCTTTTGCTTCTGTATGTTCAATCCAAATAAATTCAACCCTTTTTCATCAAACAACGCCATAATAATCCTTTACAGTTCTATTAGATCGATACTCCAATTCCGCCAATCGGGGTATTTATACCAACCGAGGCTGAAATACCAGTAGGAGCATTTGTGGTCTCCCAGAAGGAATATGCAATCTCAACCGTAAATTCCTCAATTCGATCATTCTCAGAGAATTGAAGGTTTATATCACCCACACTAACAGGCCAGCAATCAGCTATCGTGTATGACTTCAAAATAACACCGTTTCTATCCAACTGATGCACTGACATATTTGTGGTAACTGCCATTGGGTTGGTGATACCGGTATTATTTTTAACGTTGTTTATAGTATTTGACCAAGACTCAAATGCATTACGGATACCAAAATCTGTATCATTAAGAACACTGATCTGCCAATTAGTAAATGTTCGTTCCCCTGGTAGTTTAACTTCACGACCACGATACATTACTGGTGCAATACCAAGATGTGATCCAGGCAAAGATGCTCCATGACATAAAAACTGAGCCTTTCGTCCAGCATCTGTTCCACCAGATACAAATCCTGGGAAGGTCAACTCAACTTTAAATTGGTTGGCACGGGCACCACCACCAAGAAAATTACTCTTAAATTCCAAAATCGACATTTTATTCTCCTATATTAAACCGACTTATTCTTGCTACCCAGAGGTCGCCCACCTTTTACAGAACCCGGTACTCTACCTTTAGAAAATATTGGGTTTGCTGAAATAAATTTTTCAAATGATATAATATCTTGATTTCTTTTAGTATATTTATATGATTTTTCACCATCATTATACCAACGAAACCCTTTATTCTTAGGACCACCACGCTTACCTAGCTCAGATTGGGTGTTTGAATTGAAGAATCCAACACCCATTTTTCTAGCGGCTGCCAACCCTATCTTAGCGTATTCAATTTGTTGCTCTTTGGATGCCCCGCAAAAACCAAGTCCCATTTCTCTATTCTTAGCACCTCCACGTTTACCACCCAGTGATGCAATCTCTTTGAGTTTTGCTGGATCAGTGTTAGCTACTCGTTCCTTCTGATAGGCAGATCGTTGTTCAAATGTCCAAGCATGAATACCAATACCTCTTTCAACTACTGTTCTACCGTAATGACTGTTACCATATCCACCAGGTTTTACGTTATACGTATCTTTCCGTTGAATGAAATCTTCCGTAACTAATTCTGCTTCTTTTGCGTATGCCAATTCTTCAGAATCGAATGTGTGGAGAATGTCCTTCTTAAAATTGCCCACCCCATACTTCTTTATAGCATTCTTAAGATACTTAGAAGATCCCATATAACCATCATCTACGTTGGTGTCGGCCACTCTATGAACCCCAACGTAGATTTTACCGTTAAGTAAATTGGTTATTTGGTATATTACGTATGACATTAAGCACCAATCACTTGACTAAACGAAACATCTGTTCTAGTTGCGATAAAGTTAAGTGTTATGAAGTTGATCGATCGACTTGGTTTGATGTAGATACTAGCAACAAATTCATTACGATCTATTACTTCTCCGGTGTTATTACTCTCATCACACTGTACGAAGAAATCGTAAATACCTCTTCTTCCCTGGATATTTCTTAGGTAGGGTTCAACCATGTTCTTAAACTGTGCTCTGGTGTAAGAATCATTAAACTCAAACAATTGATACTTAGCAGCTATTGCAATTGCTTTTTCCAGTACATTAAACAATCTACGAACGTTGATTCGATCAAATGCACTTGGTTTCAATGTCATTGTTCGATCACCAAACAACACAACACCTTGCCCAGGGAAAGCAACAACTGGGTTCACTCCCTTAGGATATAGAACATCTCTTTCTGCATTATCTGGGTTATAAGCCAGCTTAATGACGTTACGAACACCCCCACGATTGAAACCACCAGGAGACCACCATGGGTCCGCAATGGAATCTGTCTGCGCACATAGACCTGCCATATCACCATTCAGCGGAACCCAACGATACTTACTGTTAAACTTATCGTAAATGTACTTGAATCCTGTATCCATGAACCCGTATGAGGAATATGTTTCTGCTACGTTAACTGTAGTTTGCTTATACGTAGAAATTGAACCTAGTGGATCTGCGTCTGAATCTCTGTATGGAGCCCCAGAATTATGTGGTGAAAGGAAAGCAACTGCATCTTTCCTCTTATACGCTACATTCTCTATAACATGAGCACACACCGCGGCAGATAACGCACCAGTAATTAGAAGGTTAACGTCATATAACTCTGTATTAGCTAACTTGTCATATGCGTCGGTGTAATCTCCGTCTGTAGGTGCTGTGCCAGCAACACCTCCAGCTAACACTTCATAAGAGAAGTTAGGAGCAGCAATTACTGATATGCTAGCAAACACGTCACCTGCTTCGACAACTGTTTCAGTCAATGAACCGAAAGGAAGAATTCCTGCACCTGAAGTAACATCTGCAGTGTGTGCTGACCAACGAATGTATTGTGACTCTCTAGCAATAACGTTTGCATAGTACAATGACTGGCCTCTGTAATCCATGGCATCAGATGCTTTTGATAATCCTTCCCACATTTCTAGTACTGCATATCTAGTGCCTGTTACGTGACCATCAACATCTACTACCATAATGTGCAATTCGTCTTTCTTATTCTCTGTGGTTAAACGACGTGCCTCAATGTGTGCAGATGTTGCTGGCTGATCTCTAAAATAATCTCTTAGAGAAATGCCATTAGGGAACTGAGCAATGTTGGTTGTACACCATGTACCAAATTCGTCCCATGTTGCGTTATCTACCATGATAACACCAATATTGTTACCAAATAGGCCAGGATCCTTAGCAACCCATTCTTTTGCTGTTGTTCTGTCACCATTAGACATGTCTTCATAATCATCATCATTCAAAACAGCCACTCCTGTAGTACCACAAGTAGCGTTTAGAACTCCTGCTGGAGCTGCCCTAACACACCATAATCTATTTGTATAGAGCAGGAATTGGTTTGCTGCAAACCATTCATTATAGTTCGCTTCAGTTGGAGTACCAAATACCTTGACTAACTCAGCCTCAGACGAAATCATCATAGGCTTTTCGATGGGTCCCTTAGCAAAATTAGCTACGACACCTCCAATACCACTAGCAACTGTTGGTACTATATTGCTATAATCTTTTTCTTTAATCTCAACACCAGGACTTAAAAGTGCCATTGTTCTTCTCCTTTGTTATATCTCATTCTAATCGAATAATTCTTAAATTCATCATATATTTATGTTTCACAACAGTTCACGAAGGCCTAAGTACTCAGGAGATTCTTCGTTAATCCAGTCCTGGCTAGTTATGATGGTAGGTGGCATGAGTTCATCTTCCATTTCCCTTACCTTATCACTGTACATTCTCGACCTAATATCCTTATCAGTTAGGTCACTAAACCATGGTTGCATTACGAGCCAAGCAAATAACCAAAGAACTGCTACAGAATCATCACGGAAACCCTCATCTGCCTCCCAGTTACCCGAGTCACTCTGCACGAAAGTTGCCAACTCCTGAATCATTTGCCAATCATCTACTATTAGTTGCTTCTTCTCGATAATATCCTTAAGGTTAGCGCAACCAATTCTCTTAGTCTTCTTAGTGGTTCTGATACCAGGATAGTCATCTGCACCCTGCTTACCCAGAACATCACCCGTCTTAGTCCAGAACATCTCACCATATTCGTAAGTATAGTAAATTTCCTCTGCTACTTGACCACCAATGTCATTGATCTCTACTAGGATATAAGCGTCATTGTACTTCTTAGCCATGTTGTAGCAGATAGCAGAGTACATCAGTGGTGCTATATCTGCGTTGTTGTACGTGGCAACAATCTTATGTGGATACTCAGTAACATCAAAAATACCGAAAGCAGAAGAGTCTAAGTGTCTGCCTCTGGATACGTCTACTGTCATGACATACTTACGATCTACATCAGGCTTTTCATATATTTTAAGACCCTTATATTCACCTTTTGCATGTTGGAAATCTGGATTTCTATATGCTAATGCTCTGAGTGTTTCTCCAGTCAGCAACGTTTTAGACGACCCGAGAAATTCCATGCCAACCTCTTGGGTATACTTTAACTCACCCAAGACAGCTTTCTGCTCATCCGCCCATTTTTGATCTCTCTCTGGATGTTCCCACCAATCAAATCTTTGATGAATAAATCCATTGATACCTTTTTCAGCGTCGGTCCAAAATTTATAGAACATATTATATCCATTTGGTGTGGAAGACATAAGAATCTTAGTCTCTTTACCAGATGATAATGTGGGGAATACTGATGTAAAAAATTCATCTGCTACGTGATTTTCAACGTGAGCAAATTCGTCCAAAAATAGACAATTATGCGACGTTACTCCGTTAGTTAAATAGTGATTACCATCAGCTACATCTAAAGCATCATACACGTCCTCTTTTTCGGCTAACGATTCGTGTGGTAGTTCTTTAGCCTCTATCCACTGTCCATCCACTAAAAACTTATGGTCGGGCGTACATTTTACTTCAACACCCAAAACCATGGTTTTTTGTACGTTTCTTTGACTTGATTTTTTTATCCCAGAAAATGGTTTAAACCCGTTTTCCGTAAGAATTTCCCATCTTTTATTTACTAATATTTCTTCTTTGGGTTCCATAATTTCCATCCCTTTGGTGCTTCTTCTCTTTTATATCTAACTTTATTACCTGAAATTGGATCTATAAACAGACATGTCCCAAACATCTTAGGATTCCCTCTAACCCATCCTGCAGGCTCAAGACCGGGCATACATATAATTGTTTCTTTTATATTGTTTGGATTATAATAATGTTTAGTGCCCTTATTAGAGGGCCCACCATTCTTCTGTATAAAAGCTAATTTTTTCTCACTTTGTTTTTTCCTTGTTTCTAATGACCTTTTTCTACCTGTATGCCACTCTGCTGTCTTAGCTACTTTATTTGCATCTCTATTTAGTTTTAACATTTTCTCCTGATGCACTTCTTTATTTTCTTCTATCCATTTGGATATACCTGCACTTATCTTATTACGTTGATCCTCTGATTTAGACTTACCTATAAATCTCTCACTAACTCTTTTCCTAAATTCATCTGTATATGTTTTATTATACCAAATAGGATCAGCATTTCTCTCTTTATTCTTTTTACTAATTTTTTGTCTGAATTCATCAGTCGATGTTATTTGTATTATTTTAGCTCTGCGTTCATCTGATACCAGAACTCCCTTCCTCTCCTTAGATAATCTATCTCTTAATATTTTGCCCTCATTAGATGCATGAAATTTTCTTAAAGATTCTTTTAGTTTATTAATATCGCCAGGAAATGGTTTTCCTTTCCTTGCATCACTAATTTTCTTTCTATTTTCGGGTAATTTTGCTAAATTTAGATCTCCCTTATTTGCGTCACTATTTGCCTGTCTAGAATTAGCGATCAATACACCATATTCATTTAATTCATCTTCTGTTAATAGACTCAATCTTCTTCGCCTGTGGTCAGTAACTTGATTGAATGAAGATAAAGCAAAACACATTGCCCTAAAATGGGATTTATTCGTCGTAATATTCGATATTATTTGTTCTTTATACGCCTTATAAAGATACCAATGTGCTTTTAAATGATCTAAAACACTTAATTTTATGATATGGTTATTATCACCAAAAATTGATTTTGGATAGATATGGTGATTTTCACCAATTTCCTGTTGCTTAACACTTTCTATAAAACTAAAATATTTCTGCAACCAACTGTTATCAAAACCAAAATTGAAAGAATCCATGATTTACCTAGGTGAATTTGTTTATGATGTTTTATTTATCATTTCTTCAAATTCACGCATGGTTACTTCTTTTACCTCCCCTGTCTCTGTATCTCTAATCGTTATTTTTGTATCTCCAGTGACGCAGCTGATAGAAAAGCCCCGTATAGCACTAGAACTTGTGGCGGACGCTAGAACACGGGATCCATTTTCTAACGCTACTGATCCCTTATTCCACTCTACCACACCAGACTGCATCCATTTAGGGAGAAATTCATATGCAGTTTCAACTCGTTGTAGAATTTCTCTAGCTGTCTGTGCTTTATTAGCTAGAATAGCAACTGTTTTCTCGTCATTGAAAAGAATATACCAACAGATAAATGCTGCCGTTGTCGTGGTATTATGATGTAATAATCCATTAGCATAGAATGTGTGGTTCCCAGTAACTGAAAGGTCGTACATATGTTCTTTTCTATCAGTTTTTGTTATTGTTATTACTTCTTCTAATCCATATTGTCCCTTAATTAGATCACCGCACCTCAAATCTTTAACAAATACCTCAGAATTATTTTCGAGAAAAACTATATGATTGTCTGCACATTCTACTGAGCAGTTTGTTGTTACTAATTGATAAACCTCATATTCAATGGTCTTATTGATATGAGTCACATCAACCCATCCATCCTCCGTTTCTATTTCCCAATCAGAAACTTCAACAGTATCTACAAATTTTCTCTCTATTGAGTCAGAAAGTTTATACATTTATCTATTGTACCTTGTTTATCTTTCTTATAATCTTTTTCTCTAATTCTAAGTAACTTATATCCATCTTTAATTAAGAGTTCCTCACGGAACTTCTCTCTGGTAGGATTAACTCTTGATTCAGAATGCCAATAATCACCATCAAATTCTATTACTTTTTTAGTTTTGACATCTACAAAATCTAACAACAGTCCTCTATTTTCTATCATTAATCTGAACTCTTTATTTTTATACTTTTTCATGTCAGATCTATCATAAGTTGCATAATAAATGTTCTCACTAATATACAACTTCACAATCTCATTAAAAAGCTCCTGAGATATTTTACTATAATTTTGCTTTTTAAAATTCTTAATCCATTTTTCAGTTTTCATTGAGTACTTTTTTGTACCTATCTCAGTTCCATACTTAGTGGTAAACCAATTAAGATTTTTTGTTTGTGCTTTTTTATATTCAAAGTCTGAGTTATAGTATTCTCTGCAAAACGCATTTCTGCTTTTATCATTTAATGTTGGGTTATTTAGTTTGGCTTTAGATTTTGCTATTTTTACTATTTCTTCATTATGAACAATTGATTTTGATGACCAAGGTGAAAATTTACCTCCATGAGCATACGCAGGATTATTCTTTCCTCTAAATTTATCAGCTAATCTTTCATTCTTTAATTGCATATTGTTTGTAACAATGCGGTATTCTTTTGCACTAACATTGTGCATTTTATAATGAGTTTGTAACGTCTCAGCTCTATAACTACAAAGAGGACACTCTACCCAATTCTCTTTATTTTCTTTTGTATAAACTAAATGTGACTCCTTCACTGCACAACTTAAACATATCCTTTGCTTATATTTTACCTCATTGCATTTACTGCATGTATTCCATCCATCATTTATACATGAATCACATAACTTCTGTTTCCACATCCCTAGAAAGTCATTTTGACACCTTAAACACACCTTTTTCAGTGTCTTGTTTGAACCCTTCTTTGAACTTTTGCCATTCATAAAACTCTCCTAAAGTAACTTCAACTATCTTATTAGTTGATTTTTGTTTTAACTTTACTTTAGTATTTATTCCCAAACACTTCCCTGCTTGGCGAAACAACATCGTGATAACCTTTCGATTATCAGCATACGCCTGAATCATTTTCTTTTGGTATGGATACAACTTAAATGGTATTAGGCCTCGGTCAACATGTACTACCTTGACATAATTCTCAATAAAATAGATTGGGTCTTTTCGACATCTCTTCAACTCGTCAAACATACTCTTAGTTAAAGAGACCTCCATTCCAGCAGGCCGCAAATTTGAATTATTGCGGAATGCTAGTTGTTGTAGATACTGCTCTATAGATAATGGGAGATCTAAGTTACTCACTCTTGGTTTCTTCTTCCTTTAACAGTGCATTGATGTTTCTAGATGTTCCTTGATACACTATACCCTCTGCTGCGTGTGCTGCTGGCAGTGGAATATGTTTTCCTGTTCTGACTTGTTTTATTACCTTGATATCTTCCTTTTCTCTAGCCAACTTCATGAGAGAGATGTTCATATCTGAAACATTCTTAAGAAGTCCAGAGAGCACTTCAACTGCTCTTGGATTATCAGTCTGTTTAAGAATGCGAAGAGCATCACCCAACGCAGACTTGCCGGTCATCAATAGTTCATATTGATAACCCCTAGCATAGTCGTAGTCAGCGTCCTCTGCTTCTTTTGAATCTTGTATCACTACCAGGTTGTTGTTTTCTTCTGATTTTTGTTCTACTGGCTCTACATCAAATACTTCTTCTAACTTCTGTGTCATTAGAAATCGCTTTCTCCAAACCACTTTTCATCTATTACGTAAGTATCATCTTTGTTGGCACTCAATGGATTCACTTGATATACATGCCTATAATCTCCTGTTGCCTCTTGCCCAGTACCATCACCTTGCATTTGCTCAAGGTCTGTGTATGTAGTTTTAATGATCTTATTATTGTATGGAATGGGTCCGAATAGATCCAACTTAGCAACAAAGTTGAACGTCTGTACTACTGATCTTAGATTATCTGGTGATCCCTCATACGAATCTGCAACATCTACACCCTGCAGCACCAAAGGAATATCCTTTCTGATTTGAAACTCAGGTATCACTTCAACTGAGATAGTCATACTTGGTGAAAAATATGGTAGAACTTGCTCAAGAATTTGTAGTGATTCTTCCTGAGAGTTACACATTGAGTATAAACCAATATGCACGTCGTAAGGTACTGGATTGAATATTTTAGCTCTCATATCATCTATAGTACCTATACGATATGATCCCTGAGTACCAATTTTTCTAGCAGCGTCAAACCTGTAATCAATTACTTCAAAACTCAATCTAGGTAGAGTTATTTGAAGTCCTTTAGTATAATCGGGTCTTTCACGAAGCATGCTTAACCACTTATCCTTAGGACCATATGCAATAGGAACGTCTAAAACCTGCTCAGCTACACCGGCATCATTAGTTCTAGATATTCTCATACCACTAAATAGGTTACCAAAGGCGATAACCAATTTTCTTATGGTTCCGTGATAATATGGCTGAAGTTTAAATATCTGTGTCATATTTTAACCAAATGGGTTTGTCACGTTGAATCCAATATCAGTAGCATGACCTTCGAATTCTGTCTTATATTGTATTGTTGGTGGTGTTACATCTTGCTCGAGCAGTATTGAACCACGGAACTCTTGCACTAACACGTCTCCTGTCTCCAACAATAACTGATTCTGCAGTAGATCAAATGATTCGGTTTCGAACGCATCAATCTCAGCAATACCTGTAGCAATGCCCTGAGAATCGTACTGATATGCTTCGCAACTTAAGTGATACAAATAATTTTTACCTACTTGGTAAAACTCTGTGTCATGATCTACGAACTTGATTTCCATCAAGAATTTAGTTAATGGATCATAAATCAGGTCACCTTCCTGAGGCCTCTTATTATTCAATACGTCGAATGTTGCCTCACCATTAAGAGCATTATTATCAAATTGGGTTTTGACCTCAGCTTCCCATCTGTCATTGGACACTATCAGAGTATATGAATTCTGAATAGATAACCCAAACTTACTGAACATCTCCTTATCACCTTGGAACCCCTGAGTATCAGCCATATACATTTCTATAGGGATAGCAAGAGTAAACTTCGATATGACGTCCTCACCCAGTACTAAGTCAATCTTCTGTAAGTCCCGTGGCAAGTAGTAATATGTCCGCCCCAAAACCTGAATAGCTTCAGTTTTAAGACCATTGAATAGAGACTGCTCAGTGGCAGTGTCCTTAGGGAAATAAGAATTGACAAGTGATGCCATTTTAGCCTATTTCGAAAAATAAAGGAGCAGAGTTATTGGTTGCTTCCTGTTCCAACTCCTTTATCTCAGCAACAGCCTCGTCATATATCTGTTGACCATTATAGGTAAGTCCACCAGGTAAAGTCATACCAGTATATTTTCGTAGATTAGAACCCCAGACCTTCTTAACCTGAGCAGTAGCGTACTTCTTCAACCAAACATCATTGAGCATCTCACCATAAGTGGTGTCGTCAAGTGCCTTATACACTTCAATCACTAAGTAGTCTCCAATCTTAACGTCACCCGCCCAATTTATGTCTAAGAAGACTTTATTCTGCCTACGATTGAATCTGAACGTCTTCTCTTTTCTTAGTATGAAGTCAAGGTGACTCATGTAGTTCATGACACCATACAGATACTGAGTCTGTGCTGCTGCGATGTTCTGAATCTCACTTAGCATCATCTGATACTGAGCGTTAAACATATAGTCTGTAGAAGTAAGAACGTTCGTTAAGTTAATCACCTTAACCACGCTTACTATAGGGTCTGGCATGTCGATATAGCCTAGGTCCATAGTACCTTCAGTCACTGTAGTAATGGTAGTACTATCTAGGTTGGCGTTCTGGATTACTTCAGTGTTAGATAGGTGGGTGTCACCTGACATCTTACCTATAGTTAGAGTGTTACCATTCTTCTCTAAAATAGTTGCTGTAGCAAGAGAGGTCTGGCCAGTAATAACTTGGTTTACTTCAAAATTGGTAGCGTCTGCCACTAACAGTGTCGTAGCTGTTACTTTATGCTTGACGAAGTCTCTTTCTATACCATCGAAGTGATACTCATTGTAATATTGAATGGCTAGCTCTATTGCATCTTCTAACTGTTCGTTGGAAACTTCAATGTTAACTACACCACCACCCAATTGTCTTAGGCAAAAATTAGCTAAATCCTGTCTAGTTGTAATCATGCTCTACCTTTATTAGGTTTGACTGCCACCTAACCATGGCTTCATTTGTTATATCATCTGGTGTTAGTCCATCAAACAACTCTCCATCTGCTTCATATGTAGCGTTTACCAGCTCAGCACAGTGCCATTTATTGTCATCCCCTGCCTTTAACATACCGAAATATGTTTTGAATGCTTGCCAACGAGAATATTTACTGCCAATTCTATTAAACGCCCAATCTATTGCGTTCCCACTTAACACCTTTTTTCGATGTAAGATGAAACTGGGTAAATCATCAGATATTGGTCTCAATAAAACTCCATGACCTGTAGCATCAAAAACCATAATTCTATTCCTAACCCAAACAGCAATTCCTATATGACTATAAGCAGATTGCGTAAATGCTCTAACTGCCCATATCTGAATTGCATCAATCGGTTTTCTCCAATTGGGTTCGGTTGCCCATATCAAAAGATCGCCAGTTTTTATTGAAGACCTTACCTTTGAATATTTCATCTTAGTGTTTTCCAAGGACTCAGTGAGAACACTGGACTTCTCAACCTATCTTTTTCATCTGCATCCTGTGGCATTTCAGCGTGTGATAACTTAAACTTGTACCCAATATCCAACATCAATGCTCGGTCCTGTTTAAATGGTATTGCCCATGAAATAAACATTCTATAGTAACTTCCACCTGTATCACGATCAGTGGCCTTAAGGAACTGAGCACACTTGTGCCCGGGTTCCTCAATTACCTTATCATCACCCCAAACCTTTTCAATGTCACATTTAGAAACATCAAAACAAGCAACATTTCTACTGTAATAGTTTGATGGGTTCCTTATAGCACCCCACAACCACATACACCAAGGATGGTCTGCCCTCTTATTATACTTCTTAAGACATTGGTCGTTCCAATATCCGCGTTTATCACCTAGTAGACCATCATATTGATTGTCCCACCATAATAACCACTCAGGCAGACGAACTAACTGCCACTTTAGTTCATGAGGGAATTGCGTAAATTCCCTCTCTGTTTCTGGGAATTTACGCAAAAATAGAAGACCAATCGCAACTGTTACTAATCCAATAACCTTTATTGGTATTGAAACTAAAAAATTAAACAGTGAACGGTATAACCACTCGGCATACATCAATCAACCCTTCTTAAAAATACCTCGGGCGTTGTATAACCAAACCAAAGCCGCAATAAGTTGCTCGATTGCAGGCCATTTCGCTTCAATATTTTCAATAACCTCAGCCAACATCAACTTTGCTGCAGCCAGTTTCTCAGGTCCTTTGCCCGGCTCTGGTAACGCACCCTCAACTGCTTTAACAACAGTTACTACTGCCTTGATTGTATCTAAAATAATCATTTTTTACTCTCCTTATCAGTCAATCCAATTCTCTTAGTTGTAATCACTGTAATTATGGTATTTGCTATAGCAAGAATACCTCCAGCAAGTGCAACCACCTGTTCATTATTTATTGAAACATCAAATCCAAATGCAGAACCTACTTGTAATAACGCAACGATAAAAACAGTAAGAGCATTTACAGACACTTGCCCTAACTTCCACGTTTCTACATTTGAAACCTCTTTTCCTTTATGAAAAAGATCATAAAGAAGTTTTAACTTCGTGATTATTCCTGACATTTAAGCACTCCCTGATGGTAGATCAATGGACACCACCTTACCCACCATCTTCTTTATATCAGCCATTGTGGTGTCGGTGTTTGGGTCAGCAACCTTATCCTTCATTACAAAGAAATCAATTGGAGCATGACCTAAAATAAAGTTTTTAAGGTCATCTCCTGTGGGTGCAGGTATAGGTAATGTGATTGCATAATCCGTTCTATATCTGACTGGATTACCATTATGATCGTATGCTGACACTTCAGGTTTATATGAATCCGTGTAAAACCTAACTACTATTTGGTGATCAGCTTCATTGACTTCTATTATTTTATACTTTATCTTTTTCATAAACTCTCACGTGTCTATTAATTAATTAAGGAACCAACAATTGATCCAGTAACCAAAAAAACAACATTGCTATTGCCATTAACAGCAGGACCATAATTGCCATTAGCTCCTGAGGAACCTGCTGCACCAGCCGCCCCGCCGGCACCTCCAGATGATGCCCCACCAATTGAGTTGCTCTCTGATGTATTGTATCCAAAGGCAACTCCTGCCGACGATGCATTACCTCCTTGGCCTGGATTCCCTGAATATCCTACACCCCCAGCACTGCCCGCATTCCCACCATTTCCACCGCCGCCGCCTGTAGCACCTATACCACTATCAGAAGCAGATGCACCAAAACCACCAGTGGCACCAGTGCCACTAGAGTTATTTCCTCCAGCTGTTGAAGGTGATGTGCTTGATGGGGTA